GGCGATGAAACAGGTATAAAACTGCCTTATATTGTCACAATATGTAAAGAAACCAATGAAGTGTTGTCATTACGTAGAAATTATAGACCAAATGACCTTCGTAAGTCCAAAATACCCCATTTTGTGCAATATAAATTTACTCCAGGACTAGGTTTTTATGGTTTTGGATTGATACACCTCTTAGGCAACCTCAGTAGAACAGCAACTTCGAATTTAAGACAACTAATTGATGCTGGCACACTAGCAAACATGCCTAGTGGATTCAAAGCTCGCGGTATGCGCATATCTGATGAAGAAACACCGCTAAATCCAGGAGAATTTAGGGACGTTGATGTTCCAGGAGGTGATTTGAGTGGTAGTTTAGTGCCGTTACCGTTCAAAGAGCCGAGTGGCACGTTATTTCAACTCATGGGTTTTGTTATAGAAGCGGCACAAAGATTTGTTGGCACAACAGACATGGGTATGGGCAACATTGCAAACAATAATGGCGACATGCCTGTAGGTACAACAATAGCATTACTTGAACGTGGTAGTCGTGTGATATCTGCTGTTCATAAACGCTTACATGCCAGTATGAAACAAGAATTAAAAATGCTTGCGCGTTTGTTTGCAGAAGATCCGCAACCCTATCCTTACCAAATAAACGCTGAAGATGCAATAAAAGCTACAGATTTTGATGATAGAGTAGATATATTACCTGTTAGTGACCCTAACATATTTAGTATGTCGCAACGTGTAGTGTTAGCACAAGAACAGTTACAACTTGCACAATCTAGCCCTGCTATGCACAACATGTATGAAGCTTACAAACGTGTGTATGAAGCATTAGGCGTAAAAGATATTGAGCAAATACTCAAAAACACAGATTCGAATACACCAACTGACCCTATGTCAGAAAACTTGCTCGCAAGCAAGGCTGTAGATGGTGTTGTAGAACTCAAAGCATTTATAGAACAAGACCATGACGCACATATTGCTGTGCATCAATTGTATATGCAAACAGCAGTTGTGCAACAACAACCTAAAATTGCTTTAGTGTTAGAAAAACATATTTATGAACACATATCAATGAAAGCACAAATAATGGCTAAAGAAAGTGTGAATCAAGTACAAGGTGAAGTGCCTGTTGCACAATATGAAGCACAATTAGCACGTATACAGTCACAATTAATGATGGAATACCAACAACAAAACCCACCTGCGCAACAACAAGGTGAGCAAGACCCATTAGTTCAACTCAAACAACAAGAGTTACAATTACGGCAACAAGATTTACAAGCTAAACAACAATTAGCGCAAGCGGAACTGCAATTAGATCAACAGCAATTAGCTATGAAGGAACAAGATCAACAAGCAGACAGGATGATGGATCAAGAAAAATTGAATCTTGATAGAGAAAAATTTGAGCAAGACAAAATTAACAAATCAGTAGGAGGCTAACATGGCTAGTAAAAAACGTCCAGGATTATATGCAAACATACATGCTAAACGCAGACGTATAGCCGCAGGTAGCGGTGAAAAAATGCGTAGTCCAGGAGATAAAGGCGCACCCACAGCAAAAAATTTCGAAGAAGCAGCTAAAACTGCAAAGAAAGCAGAGGGTGGCGAGGTCAAGTTGACAGATAAGCAAATGAAAATAGCTACGCAAGCTGCACCTAAAGATAAAATTACAGGTGCAGATTTTGAGGCTATGCGCACAGGTAAAATGAAAATGGCTACAGGTGGTTTTGCAGAAGCAAAAATGACATGCCCACATAGACCAGATGGTGTACGTGGTGGTGGCCAAGCTGTCAAAGGTATGAAATTTACAGGAGTTAAATAATGAACTTTGGCGCATTGAAAGGTGTTATTGGTGCAGTTGCACCTACTTTAGGTACAGCATTAGCTGGACCTTTAGGAGGTACTGCCGCACAAGCAATTAGTGCTGTGTTAGGTTGTAAGTCAGACCCTAAATCTATACAAACAGCTATGCAAAACGCCACACCAGAACAACTCGCAGAAATCAAAAAAGCTGAACTTGACTTTGAAGCACAGATGAAAAAGATGGATGTAGACATATTTGCTCTGGAGACTGCTGATGTACAGGATGCTAGAAAGGCACATAAGGGTGACTGGACACCAAGAGTCTTTGGCTTGTTTAGTCTTTGTGGCTTCCTTGGATATATTTTCCTCGTTACTGTTCAGCCACCAGACGCGAATAGCGATACTATTGTATCTCTTGTGCTTGGCTATCTTGGAGGACTTGTTTCAGGTATAAGTAGTTTCTATTTTGGCGCAAGCCATGGAAAAGGTGAGTAATGGATATTGAAAGATTGAGTAAACAACTTGTTATACATGAAGGTTTGCGTTTGAAACCGTATCATTGTAGTGCAGACAAACTCACTATTGGAGTAGGCAGGAACATACAAGAAGTTGGTATTACTGAGTCAGAAGCTATGTACCTTTTAGCCAATGATATAGAAAGATGCATTGTTGAGTGTAAAAACCAGTTTCAGTGGTTTGAAACTCTTACACCATTACGTCAAGAGGCTGTTGTTAATCTTGTATTCAATATGGGTATGGCTACGTTTAAAAAATTCAAAAAGACAATACAACATATAGAAAATGAAGAATATGAATTAGCAGGTTCAGAGTTGTTAAATTCACGTTATGCCCAACAAGTTGGTCAAAGAGCGATCGATGTAGCCAATCAATTAGCACAAAATTAAATTTTTATGTCAAATGACCTTTACTTTTATGAAAACACCCTTAAACTTATACGCGAACGTAGGCAGTCTGTTGAAGATACCCTTCTAGAGGGACCTGTAGCAGATTTAACTGCCTTCAAGGAACTCAGAGCACGTTTGAGCGAACTTGCAGCAATAGAACAGGGATTAAAAGACCTGCTAGATAGGATAACTTATGACTGACGTTGGATTGTTAGTACCTGCGCATATACAAGACGAAGAAGAACAGAAAGGGTTAGAACAAGCATACGTAGAGGAAAAAGACCTTTACTTAGACCCAAGCAAACTCCCTAAAGAAGCTATAGACCGTTTGCCGCAACCTACTGGTTGGCGTGTTTTGATTTTACCTTATCAAGGTAAAAAACAAAGTGACGGTGGCATTTTACTTACCAATAAAACCCGTGAAACAGAGGCATTAGCTACCGTTTGTGGCTATGTGTTGCGTATTGGACCAGATGCTTACAAAGATCAAAGTAAGTTTTCTGCTGGTAATTGGTGTAAACAGGGTGATTGGGTTATTTTTGGTCGCTACGCAGGTAGCCGCTTCAAAATTGAAGGTGGTGAAGTGCGTTTATTAAACGATGACGAGATACTGGCTACCATAGCAGATCCTGCTGATATTATCCACATTTAACATGGAGTAAACCATGCCACAAGAACTTAGTGAAGAGATGCCTGTTGAAAATATTCAAGATGTTGAGGTCGTTGTAGATGAACCTGTAGATGGCGAGGTCATAGAAGCACCTAAAGATGACCTTGAACAATACGGTGATAGTGTACAAAAAAGGATCAACAAGCTTACAGCTAAAATGCGAGAAGCTGAGCGCAGGGAGCAAGCGGCTCTCGAGTATGCTCAATCTTTACAATATCAAGCCGAACAAAGGATTGCACAAGAGTCCACAAAAGCAGAAAAACTTGATCATTTCTACGTCAACGAGTTTCAAAATAGGATTACAACACAAAACGAGTTGTTGCGTGGCCAATTGAAAGATGCAATTGATCGTGGCGATAGTGAAACACAAGTTGAACTACAAAAACAAATGGCTGATATAGCTAACCAAGAAACAAAACTAAAACAAGTTAGAGCGCAACAAGAAAGAAAAAAAGCAATGGCGCAACAACAAGCTCAATACGCGCAAATGCAATCTCAGATGCAACCTCAGATGCAACCTCAAGCACCTGTCCAACAAGCACCACAGCCTGACGCAAAAGCAGAAGATTGGGCAAACAAAAATGAATGGTTTGGTGAAGACGAAGCTATGACATTGACAGCGTTTAGTATACATAAAACACTTATCGAGGAAGAGGGTTATGATGCTGTAAATAACTCTGATGCATATTATGCAGAATTAGATAAACGAATACGTGACGAGTTTCCCCATAAGTTTGGGCAAAAAACAACCAGCAATAGCCCAAAAGTAGCAGGTGCTACACGCAATTCGTCCCCTAAAGGTCGTAAATCTGTCAAATTGAATGCTAGTCAGATTGCAATCGCTAAGAAACTTAATGTACCATTAGAAAAATATGCTGCTCAACTTGAGCGCCTTAACAATTCGTGAGGAATGAACCATGACTGAAGAAACTAAAAATGCTCGTTCGTCACGCAGTAGTACCACTCGGGAAAAGACTACCCGCAGAACACCATGGAAACCACCGTCAAGTTTAGACGCACCACCAGCACCAGAAGGTTACAGACACCGTTGGGTTCGCACAAATATTATGGGAACCGATGACACAAAGAACCTATCTGCACGTTTACGCGAAGGATTTGATCTTGTTCGCGCTGATGAGTACCCAGATTTTCACGCACCTACTATACAGGATGGAAAACATGCTGGCGTAATAGGAGTAGGAGGCTTGGTACTTGCTAGATTTCCGATAGAAAGTCAAGAAGAGCGAAATGCTTATTTCCGTGCAAAAACGGAAGGACAGCAAGAAGCTATTGATAATGACATGCTACGGGAACAGCACCCTTCGATGCCTATCAGTAAACCTGAAAGGCAATCACGTGTAACTTTCGGTGGCAAAGCTGCCGAATAATATTAACTTTGATATGAGGACTTGAAAATGGCTAGGACAACGATCGATAGCCCTTTTGGTTTAAGACCCCATAGCATCATAGGTTCTGCCCCTAATTCCATGGGTACTACTCGGTATTTAGTGCAAACTACTGCCACGGCTGGTTCTAGTTCCAGAATTAACCAAGGTGATTTAGTTTTAGCATTAGCTAACGGTCTAGTAGATATTGAAGACGGTGCAGGTACTAATGTAAATAACATTATTGGTGTTATGGCAGGTTGCGAGTATACAAATACAAGTGGTGAACCAGTTTTTGATAATGCTTATCCAGGAACAAGCTCACTCAAAAGCGGTACTGTCGCTTATGTTCATGTATACGACAACCCAATGCAAATTTTTGAAATCCAAGGTGACGGTACTCCCTCAGCAGGAACTGGTTTGGCTAATTACGAATCATTAGTTCATGCGGCTGGAATGGGTACTGGTTTCGGTGGAGCAGGTGTTAATGGTATTTCTACTGGTGAATTTGATGTTTCTACTGGTGAAGAAGTAACAGCAACAACTGACGTTTTCCGTATTATTGGTATCAAAAACTACGAAAACCTTACAGCTGAGGACCGTACCGCTGGTGCAGGAATCATCTATTTGGTTAAAATCAACTCCCATGCCTACTTACAGGGTGATGGCATCTAATTTAAGGAGATATAGGATATGGCTATTTCACGTTCCCAGCTCCTTAAAGAACTAGAGCCAGGATTAAACGCTCTGTTCGGTATGGAGTATGACCGATACGAAAACGAGCATGCTGAGATTTTTGAACAAGAATCTTCAGATCGTGCTTTTGAGGAAGAAGTAATTCTTTCTGGGTTTGGTACAGCACCAGTTAAAGGTGAAGGCGCGGCAGTGTCATACGACAGTGCTAACGAAGGACCAGTTTCACGCTACACGCATGAAACTATTGCTTTGGCTTTCTCTATAACTGAAGAAGCTATTGAAGATAATCTTTACGATCGTCTTTCTAGCCGCTATACCAAAGCATTGGCTCGTTCAATGGCACACACTAAGCAAGTTAAAGCTGCTTCTATTTTGAACAACGCTTTTGAGACTGTCAATACTTATGGCGATGGTTTAGAGCTTTGTTCAACGGCACACACTACTGTAGGTGGTGGCAACTTTAAAAATGAGCTTTCTACACCTGCTGACTTGAACGAAACGTCACTTGAGCAAGCATTGATCGATATTGCTGCATTTATTGACGAGCGTGGTTTGAAAATTGCGATTCAAGGTCGTAAATTAATCATTCCACCTGAGTTGCAATTTGTTGCAGAGCGTTTAATGGGTTCTGCCCAACGTCCTGGAACTGCAGACAATGACGTCAATGCAATGAGAAGCATGGGTATGTTGCCAGAAGGGTATGTAGTAAACCACTTCTTGACAGACACAAATGCTTTCTTCATCAAAACTGACGCGCCTAACGGCTTCAAGCACTTTGAACGTACACCATTATCAACTTCTATGGAAGGTGATTTTGATACGGGCAATGTACGCTATAAAGCTCGTGAGCGTTACAGCTTTGGTGTATCTGACGTACGATGTGTATTTGGTTCTCCTGGAGCTACCTAGACATCAAGCAGTAATAAAGAAGGGAGCCTTGCGCTCCCTTTCTTTTTGCCTTATGATTCTTGTGTCCCTGACTACTCGCACCCCGTGAGTAGACATTAGCCAAGACAGGAGAAACAACATGGCCAATACGACATTTAACGGACCAGTCCGCTCGGAAGGTGGTTTACAAGTAATCACAAAAAACGGCTCTACTGGTGCTATTACAACTAATCTAAACATTGATTCAACTGGTTTTGTTGCTACCGATGGTGGTGGTGTCAAAACTATCGTAACACTCACAGCAGATACCGCTATCACTAACGCAGCCCACTCTGGCAGACTTTTGCTTATGGGTGAAGTTGGAGGTAACGCCTCTGCTACATTCACATTACCTGCGGCTACAGGCTCTGGTGCTGTGTTTAAGTTCATTGTTTCTGTGGTAAACACAAGTAACTATGTAATCAAAGTAGCAAATGCTAGTGACACAATTGATGGTTCTGTGATTTTACATCAAGACAGTGCTAACACTGTAGTGAGCTTCAACACTGTTGCGGCCTCTGACACAATTACTCTTGATGGTACTACCACAGGTGGCGTTTCTATAGGTGATACTTTGACTTTGATTGATATGGGTACTAATCAATACATGGTTGAAGGCACATTGACTGCGTCTGGCACAGAAGCTACTCCTTTTAGTGCAACAGTTAGTTAATAACTCGGAGGTATAACTTATGGCTAACGTAATAGTTGGACCAGAGGCGATAGTAAATACTGACCGTTTATTAGTTATTAGATACTCTAATTTTTATAATGACACAGCAAATGAGTCTCCAACCATTGTTGACATTAGCAATACAGCTTATGCTCATTCGGACGGTAGAGCATTAGCTTCTGTTAATATTCACAGGATATGGGCATCTGTTGCTGATGCAAGCAGTAACATGGATGTAGACCTATTTTGGGTAGCTAATGAAGGCGATGTTTTCATAGCTAACTTAATACAAGCAGGTACAGGTGGTGGTAGTATGTATCATGACTATACCACAGGTAATTGGGGTGGTTTGCCAAGAGCAGGTTCAGACAATGGTGCTGCAACTTATGGTGATATAAAATTAGACTTTACCGATATGAGTGCTGGCGAAGGTATATCAATAATTATTGAATGTAGGAAAAACTTTTAATGGCTACAACTAAGAATGTGAAACGTACCCCTTCGGGTAAATTGACATATCGCGGTGAGACATTTAGCGGGTACAACAAGCCAAAACGTACCCCTAATGGTCCTAAGAAATCGGCTGTTTTGGCTAAAAAGGGTGACCAGATCAAGTTAGTACGGTTTGGTGACCCTAATATGTCAATCAAAAAAGACCAGCCAGCGCGTAAGAAAAGTTTCCGTGCTAGACATAAATGCGATACTGCAAAGGATAAATTCAGTGCGCGGTATTGGAGTTGTAAAGCATGGTAGATAAAAGATTGACCACTAAAGA